AATATACCTGAAGTTGCAGTGTTAGCAGTTGCACCATTAACAGCAACCTTGTAGATTGTTCTGATAACTTCTCTGTTTATCTCAGCAAGTATCTCTGTTGAAAGGATATTTGCTAACTCAGCTTCAGCATTCAATCCGTGGATTGCCTTAAGGTCTTGAGCAAGTTCCAAACTGTACTCAGCTTTGAGTGCTCTGGACTTAGCAGTCACAGTAACTTTCTCAATACTGAATGCCATCTGGTTGAACTGATCGCCAGTTCCATCGCCTAGATCTTCAGCGTCTCCAGTATGCATACCTTGACCAGTTGCATATGAATCCTGAGTTACACCAGAATCATTTAGCAAGCCTGGGTTAGATCCTTGGTTAGCACCAGGTGAAGTAGTACCGAAACCAACTGCAGCACCTTCAGATGCCTGACCAGTGTAAAGACCTTGAGTAAGATCGTTACCATCATTCTGACCAGAGAATGCAGTATCAACTTCGTTGTAGAATGTCTCTGTTCCGTCTTGAGCAGAGTAGCGTGAACGCATTGCGAAGATGAGTCCAGTAGGACCAGACATTGGTTGTACACCAGCAAGGTCATAAGCGACCAAGTTTGGCATAGAACGACGGATTAGGCTGATTAGAACGGGGTCGAAACCAGCTGTTGGTGAACCACCTGATGATGCACTAGCTGCACTACCACCAAATCCACCAGAAGCACCAGCAGCATTACCTGCGTTTGTTGGTCCTTCAGCGAGGAAACCTCTTTCCTCTGCCATAAATTTTTCTTGATTCTCCAGAAGAACTGCGGTAACCATTCTCTTATGGTTATCCTTAATTGGATCTGCACTCTCAGCATCTAAGAGTGGTGCCCACTTCTCCTGCAGATGTTCAGCATTGAACGATTGCATTTGACTTATCCTCTAAGTTTAAGTGTTAATTGTTTTTATCTAATAAGAAATTACTTCTTAGCGACTCTCTGAAGTGTCGTTAGGTAATTTGCCATGCTTCCAGTATGTTCCTGGATTGCTGGTTCTGCACCTTCGGAAATATGTTCAGAGGTGTCTCTTTGAGTACTAGCTGCTACTTTAGGGAAATAAGATTCTCTAAGTGTTACTAGTTTCTCACGGTAATTTACTTCACTTTCAAACTCAACACTTTCAGCTAGAGATGCAAGCTTCTCTTTCTGAGTAACTGCAAGTCCCTCAGAAATCTCACTTAAAATTCCATCAGATGTAGATTCTGCTAGTCTCTTGTTAAGAGCAACATTCTTTTCGATTTGCTCGTTGAGTTTTGACTCCATATCATCTAGTTTATTTACCATGCTCTCAAGTACATCATATTTTTCTTCAGGGATTTGTACATAATGTTCTTCAAAAAGACTCTTCATTCCAGTCAAGAAGGACTCAGATAATTCTGATTTAAGACCTTGATCGACTGCAAGTTGATTTTCTGATAACCACTCAGAAGCAACATACTCAAGATAAGAATCTACTCTCTCGGTGACTTCACCGTGAAGTTCTGCAGTTTCTTCCTGAATTGCTTTGATGTGATCCGCTTCCAACTCTTCTGCGATTGCTGCAACTTTAGAATTAATTGCTGCCTCGAAAATAGTTTTCGCTTTTGCTTGGAACTCTTCACTGAGTTCTTCGCCTTGTAGAAGTGCTTCAACGTCTTCTTCGACGCTAACTTCTTCTGTAGTTTCGGATTCTGCAACTACTTCTCCTTCTGGAGCGTCAATTGCTTCCTTAACTTTCTTGCGGAGTTGTGAAGGAGTTTCTTCAACTGTCTCTTCTACAACTTCCTCTTCTGTTACTTCAGATTCAGCAACTACTTCCTCAGTAGAAACTTCTTCTTCTGCAACAACATTACCTTCGGCTTCGGACTCTTCTTTTTTAAGTGTCCCTGCTGTTTGATCGCCAGGTTTTGCACCTTTGTTGACTACATCCTTAACTTGTTTAAGTGTAGCACCAGGTGTCTTTAACTTAGCCGACTCATCATCGGTCTTATAGTTTTCTGGAGTAGGACCACCTAAGTCTTCCCATGAACCGCTATTTCCTGGTGTTGAAACTCCTGATGCATTAGAGGCAGCTTTTGGCATTCCCTTATCACCAGAGTTGGCACCAGCAGTAACAGCGTTGGATTCCTTAACGTCTACTTCCATTTCTTGTAATTTTTTTCCACGGGACATTTGAAATTCTCCGAATACCTTTAGTAATTGACTATATTTATTTATTAAGTTAGATATTTGAAAGGAACTCTTGGAACAAACCAAGCTTATGTTCTTCCAAACGTTTTTGACTAACTAGAGTGTTTATGCGGTTTCTTGTGTGTGACGCAACCTGCTCACGGAGTGCTCCTCCTTCCCAGATCCACTCTTTTCCTTCCATGATTCCTGACACAAAAGCATCAGGTGCAGATGGATCTGCAACGATATCAGCAGCAGTTGCTAACATAAAGTCTTCACCAACTACTTTTGCACCAGTATGATCTTCTCTTAATGAACCAACACCACGAGAAGATACTCCAAGTGTCACGCCTTCATCTATAAGGGATGATGCGATTTTACCCATTGGTGTATTCAATAATTGTGCTTTACCTTTAAAATTATTTCCCTCTTGAACAAGAGAAGTAATCTTATGTGAAACACGGTCAAGATTTACAGTTGGTCCATCTGGGTGACCCAATTCACCAAGAGCACGACCTTTATTTACAAACGCTTCACTATATCTGTTAACCTCACGAGCAAGAGTCTCTACTGGATACATTCTTCCATTTCGGTTTTTAATGTTTCCTTGAAGAAATACACCTTCGATGTATAACTTCTTGTTAGCACCTTTACCTTCTGTTATGAACTCAACTTGTGAGACTTCTTCTGTGATTAATTTCATTGTTCTTAGTTTGTGTATCCTACAGATGAACCCAAGACAGTATTTGCAGCAGCAAAGATTGCCTCGGTTGATTTTTTCTCAACGAATTCAACAGTGTTACCTGGCATTGTAAAAGTTCCAATTGTTGTTGACCCTCCAACTGAATCAATAACAGATACTAATCTTGCAGTAGCACTATTATTGCAGAGACGAACAACTGTCGCACTTCCAAATGTGGAAGAACCTGCAGCATCAGTACCACATGCTGCCTGACTACCTGTTACTAAAGTTCTACTCGCCATTTGATTCCTCTTCTTCTTGTGGTTCGGATTCTACAGATGCTTCAGTTTCGTCTTGATCATTGAAAAGTTTAGAAGCAACATCGTTCTTCAAATCATCAACTTTTGCTGCACTTTTAGCAAAAAGCATATCTTTAATTCTATCACTTACATCAGAAGCAGATGCTCCTTTATCAAGTAGTGCATTAATAACGTCATCCATTTTGTCACAAATTAACTAAAAAGTATTTATATCTCTCCGCCTTTGGGCATTTTTACTTCTGTCGCACTACCATTAACTTCTTCGCCATTTATAGGATCACCCATCATACTTTGTCCATTAACTGGCATTCCAGTTTCTGGATCCATCATTGCTGCTGGATCTGGTAGTATTCCTTCTTCTATTTCTTTGTCTATTTGACTATCAATTTCCTTTATTTCATCCTCAGTTTGTTTTAGAACTTTATTTCTTACATATGCTGCTGAGAAATATCTACCCATATATGGTTCCATTGCAGCAATAACTCCTAACTTTTCTTGTAGAAGTTCACTCTCTTTAAGATCTGAGAAATGATTGTCATACAAATAATCATATTGAATATGTTCTTCTAAATGATCCCAATCTTCTGGAGTAACAACATTCTTAAGAATCAATTGAGTCTTAAGCATATCAGTAAAGATTCCAGAGAATCTTTTACGGAGTCTACCAACAAACTTAGTAAACTTAAGTTCATCTCTTAAAATTTCTGATGAACGACCCATATTAAATCCACCACTACTATCCAATCTACTTGATGGAACATTCAGTGACTTATAGAGTTTAGTTTGGAAATACTCAATATCATTAAGTTCTCCAAGGTTTTGTCCACCTGGAAGTGTAGAAATTTCAGTACCTCTACCACCTTCTCTACGAGGTAACCAGAAATCCTCAAGCATTGCCATATACTTACGGTCATCTCTGATCTCCCCAGTATCAGCATTATAAACCAGTTTATTTCTATAACGGTTCATAACATCACGAAGATATTGTTCTGCTTTTACCTTTGGAAGATTACCAACATCAATGTAGAATATTCTTCTTTCTGGTGCTCTTGATAATCT